TTAATATCTGGCTTTGCATTTACCATTTTCTGAAAAATTTTCTATTCTACGCTCTTTTTTAGATTTAAAATCATAAACGTTAGATGTAAATGTTGAGGATTGTATTGGTACGCATTTTTGATATCTTAAACTATATACTACATTACCATATTGTTTTTGATTTATAATCCAATTAATCTTTTTATAACCATCTTTACAATAATTTGATAAATTATATGTTAATCCATTTATAGGACTACATTTAAGATGTTTAGGTATGCTACCATCTAATCTTGGAGCACCTTCAACTATTTCATAATTATATGCATGCGGACAGATTACAAATTGGGTAGGATCCTCGATTGAACAACCAGGGTTTCCTAATGAATCAAACTGTATTGATGAACCAGTAGGACATGTAAATCTTTTTGGGCATGTTAGATTACCAGATTCATCTAATATTATTCTTGTATTACAATTTTGAATATCTTCATCTGATACAGTTACTGATATATTATTTGATGCTACATTTGTGGTTATGTCACCTAACACGACACTTGAATTTAATTGATTATCTGAATTATTAGATGGCAGGCTATTATTATTATTTGGTGGATTAGAAATAGAAATATCATATGTGGGACCTGGCTTACCATTTTGATTAGTTTGACATGTCGCTGCAGAATTTAATGAATTTAATGAGCAGGATACCTTCATACCTAATGGTGGTATTTGTAAATCTAAAACATTATCACCTGACATTTCTTTATATATATTATATAAAGAAATAATTTTATATAAATACAAAACTTTGCAATCCATAATCTTTTTTACTGTTACAATATTATAATATTTAATACTTGTTAATATCTGGTTTTGCATTTACCATTTTCTGAAAAATTTTCTATTCTACGCTCTTTTTTAGATTTAAAATCATAAACGTTAGATGTAAATGTTGCTACATACACACATTTGGGAGAACCATCAATACTATTAGCATTTGTGCTCTGATAACCAGGAGGACATGTATTACCTAATTTACCAGGAAGTCCAGGAATAGGACCCATACATGAAATCATATCTCTAGACATATTGTTTCCATCTGCACTTAATACACCTCTTTTAATATCGTAGGCATATCCATATGGACATATTACAACATTAGAATCACTATTTAATGAACAACCCATAAATCCAAGAGAATCTGTGTTTTCATATGAACCTCTCGGGCAAGTAACAGGCATACATACTGCATTATTATTAACGTCTAATCCTGCCATTTGACCATAAGGATTGCAATTTAATTCTTGTACTACATTATTATTCATTGGTACTTCATTATTATTCATTGGTGAATTAGAAACAGAAATATCATATGTAGGACCTGGATTACCATCTTGATTAGTTTCACATGTCGTTTTATAAGTTAATGGATTTAATGAGCAGGATATCTTGATTTTACCTAATGGTAATTGTAAATCTAGAACATCTATTGAATTTATTGATAATCCATTTTCGCCCGACATTTTCTTTATATAATATATATAAAGAAATTATTCATAAATTAATTCGCAATCTAGAATCTTTTTAACCATTATAATCTCCATATTATCTATAATCTCACTATATTTAGTTTTAATTTCTTCAACATCATCTATATTCTCTTCCGATATTAATACTCGTTTAATACCCGCTAATTTAGCCCCTTGTAATTTACTTATTAATCCACCTATCTTTGTAACTTTACCTGTTAATTCTATCTCTCCTGTTATACCTGTTTGATTATCTATCTTCTTATTCAATAATATACTAATAAATGCTAATGTAAATGCTGCACCCGCACTTGGACCATCTTTAGGTGTTGCACCACATGGGGCATGTATATGAAATCCCGATGTAAAATTTTCTAATATCTTATTTACATCATGACCTTTTTCTTTTAAATAATTTAATGCAGTGGTGTAAGCACATTGAATACTTTCTTTCATTACATCCCCTAATGAACCAGTTAATTTTAATACAAAAGATTTTTCACCATATAATGGTAATATTTGAATCGGTACTATACCGCCTCTACCAGATGTAGTTGCATATAATCCATTAATCATGCCAACTATTGGTTCTTCGTGAATTCTTTCTGGTTTATATGATTTTTCATCAATATATTTTTTAAATTCATCCCATTTAACTTCTAATAATTCATTATTATCTAAATTATTTGGAATTTTATTTATTAAAACATCTTTATTAATTTTCATTAACATTAATTCTAATTTATGTTTAATATCTCTAACACCAGCTTCATTAGTATATTCTAATATACCTTGTTTAATTACTTCATCAGATAATTTAATTACTTTCTTTAATCCAATTTCTTCTATTATCTCCGGTAAAACAAAATCTTTAATAATATTTAATTTATCTTTTAATGTATAAGGTGCAACTTTAATTTCTACAAATCTATCTAATAATATAGGATCTATTAACGAAGAATCATTATACGATGCTATAAATATACAATTTTGTAACGGAAAATCAATACCTTGAAAAAATCTATCTTGAAAACTTTGATTCATGTTAGGATCTGTTAAATGAATTAATATACTTGAAATTTCATTAATACCATGCTTCGAATTACATTTATCTAATTCATCAAAATATATTATACACCTGTTTTTACCCATCTCCGCTATTTTTCTTATTATCATACCAGGTTGCGCACCAGAATATGTATAACCATGACCATGTAATATTTCACCGTCATTCTGACCACCTAATGTTATTTGAATGAATGGTAAATCTAATGCAACACCTACACTCTTCGCTAATAATGTTTTACCAACACCAGGTGGTCCAACTAATCCTAACGAATATCCCTTGCCATTTGGATTAGATACCCACCTAGCAATTTGTAATACAAATTGTTCTTTGGCTTTATCATGACCATACACTTTCTTATTTAATATACTTTCAATATCTTCAAATAATTTTTTTGGAGTCTTTTCTTCTAATTTCTTTTTAAAGAATTCAGAATCTTCTGGTGATATCCATGGAAATTTTATTAATAGTTTTACAAATAATAATTGTTTATGAAAATCATTATTATTACTCTTCATTTCTGATACTTTTTCTATTGCCAATAATTTAACTTTTTCAGGCATCGTTGTATGTATTAAAATTTGTTTTCTATAATCACTATCATCATTAGATATATCTTTTATTAATATCATAAATTTTTTAATTTTACATTGTGATATATAACTCAAATAACTAATTATTACATCTGACAAACTACAATCATTGTATTTTTTATCCTTTGCTAATGAACATAAAAATCCTGCCAATTGGTAATTTTCTTCCTCACCAGCTAATAATATTTTTAATATATTATAAAATTCACTAATATTGTTCTTATTTACAGTTTCTTTAAAAATACTTTGTGGGTTTTTATATTTAATTATATTGTATTTTATTATATTTGCATTTATTAATTCTTTTATCTTATCCGATGAATATACAATTATCTCACCTAATGATAATCCTCTCATTAAATTTTTTCCTAATTCACCATCAATCATAGATTCAATATGTTTTCTTTTTAAAAATAACTGATTAAATACAATAATACTACTTCTCATAAATAATGATATTTCATCTGGGATAAAAATACCTTTTAATACTAAATATTCATCTTCTTTTTTAATATATAATTCAAAATTAGGTACAAAAATATTTTCTAAATTACCTTCTCTAAAATATATATGTTCTGTATATAAATCAAAATTTATTAGTGCATTATCCTGTGCAGTTTTTTCAACATATTTTACCGGTAAGAATATATAATTATATATATCTATTAAATTTTTTTCTTTATTATTTATTAAATATATATAATCATCATTCATCATTAATTCTATTCCAATTTTAATACTAGGAAAACCTATATTCGTTGATAATTTTCTAATAATATTCTTAATATCTGATAATGGATGCCAAAATGAATCATAATATATTTCATGTGTATCTTTAATTTCTGGTATCATCCTCATTTTACTTACATATAATAATATACTACTAATATCTGAATTTAATATTTCATGTGTTAAATCATTATTAACTTCACAAAAATTAATAATTTTATCATTATACAAATCATTTATTAATTTATGAATATCTGTTAATTCATTCAAATATAACGATTTGTCATATGAATGTATAATATGATAATAATATAATTTATGAATATGATCTCTATAATAATTTATTATTTTAATATATTTATCATATTCGTTTTTTAGAATATGAATTTTTAATTCTCTTATTCGCATATTTCATATTTTTAAATTAATTTATAAATTATACCCTAATATTTGATTAATTTCTACAAACATCTCTTCTACATTTATATTTTCTGCAGTAAGAATTTGCTCTGCTAATTCTAAAATTCTATTTTGTTGTTCTTCAGATAAATTATATGATTCTATATTTTCTACAATTGTTTCTATTTTTTTTGTCCAATCAACCTTAGTATTTTCTAATTCATAATTAGATAAATAATCAGAATATTCTTCATTAATTATCTTAAGTATTTCTTTCATCTCTATAATATTTTCTTGCATTAAATCCAAATTATTTTCTGATGAATCTAATTCAAATAATCTTGGAAAATTACATTTAAAACTTTCCACTTTTTCATCATAACTATTAAAAAAGTTTAATCTTTTTTCTCTAGTATCAGTATCTAATTTAAGATAAATATTTTCTGTAAGTTGAAATAAGATCTGTGTTTTCATACTATTAAAAATATTATTTAACATCTCAAACTCCTCTTCATATAATTCAAATGGTAATATTGTAGCATATTTATCTATATTCTTATCCCTAGTTGTTTTGATTTGTAATGTTTCCTGATTATTTTTATCTTTTGCCGTTATCTTTAATACTCCATCTACATTGATTTCTGCTAATACACAAATTTTGGGTGTGCATTTTGGCCTAGGTTCTATCATCACTTTAAACAAGCCTAATAACATATTATCTTTAACATAATGATGCTCACCTTGAAATACTTTAATTTCAATATATTCTTGATCATCTTCTTGTGTAGTAAAATAAGACTCTTTCTTGGTTGGTATAATCGTATTTTTTTCTATTAATTTAGCATATTTTCCATCTTCTACTTCTAATCCTACTGATAATGGTAATCTATCTATTAATACTACATTATTTGTTTTACTCATAATAGAATTACCATAAATCGTTGCTCCAAATGAAACAGCTGTATCTGGATCTATTACATGCGTAAGATCTTTTTGAAAATAGTTTTCTACTACCTTTCTAATAAACGGATTTTTTGTTGATCCTCCTACTAATATAATTTGATTTACTTCTTTTTTATTTATATGACCGTCTTTCAATATCTTGTCAAATAAAGTTGTAATTTTTGTTAAATATTCATTTTCTAATAATCGAAAGTAATCTTTCTGCGAAATTTCTAAAATATCACCAGAAGATAAATTAATTTTACTTTGTTCTGGATCGTTAATCAATGGGAATTTTTGTCTCAATAAATCCGTGATGTCTTCTCCACCAAATTTTACATCACCCATTAGACTAATAACTTCATAAAAATTACTTGCATTTTCTTCACTAGTATCAGTAACCTTTCTCATTAATGTTAAATCAGTTGTTCCTGCACCCATATCAAACACTAAAACCACTTCCTCTATAGTATGATAAAAATGTCCATAGGCAATACCTGCTGCAGTTGGCTCTGCTAATAATCGTAATAGCGGTAATCCGGCACCTAATACCGCTCTTTTAGTAATATCTTTATCTGATTCAGAAAAATAAGCTGGTACTGTTACAATTACCTGATATTCTGTATCTTTATTTTCTAAGAATTTTTCTATTTTATTCTTAATTTGTATTAAAAATTCTTGATATACACTCAATAATTTAGGATTATTCGTTAATCTTCGTTTTAAATTCTTATGATAATTTTTAGTTAATAATGCTTCATTACCAATCTTAACTTCATTATTCTCAATTGAAATTACACTAGGAATTGGTTTATCTATTACATGTAATACGCCATCAAAATAAGATAATACTGTGTTATTTGTTCCTAAATCAATACCGATTAATATCATAATTAAATTATAATATTAATGTTTATATAAATATCTTAAAAATCTAACGGAATCTTTAAATTATTTGTATATATAAATGAACATACAAAAAAAGCCATTACAACATCAATTGTATAATGAGATCTGGTACTAATAATAGATAATCCATTTATTATATTCCATCCTACTAATAATGGTATATTTGTTATAATACCATATGAATAATATAATAATGTTAGCATTAATGTTAGGGAAAAATGTCCGCTAAATATTTTATCATAGCAAATACCTACTACATGATCATATAGTGTAAATTCTTCTTTTTTCTTCATTTTACAATTTGATTGTTTTGGTAATATTGTTAAATTAATAGTTATATCTCTTATTAAATAAATAACAATCATAAATCCAATAAAAGTTATTACTAATTCTTTACTAAAATTTAAAATTAATGGTATTAATGATGCTACTGCTAAATAATTTACTATCCATTCATTATGACTTAAATCCGGTAATAATTTATGTAGTATATCATATACTTCTGGATTATCTTTATTACCATAAAATAAATCACCAGTTACTTGTGCATGCGTATTAAAATATGTATGAATTGTAAAATATCCTATTAAAATTATTATAATATATATATATTTCTGCATAATATATGTATATTTTTTTATTAAAAACCCTATGATATATATTCTTCTATATATTTACTTACCGATATTTTTTTTGTATAAAATGATTGTATCATATCTGGTGTAAAAGTACTAACTACCATTTCTAATAAACTATCTAAGGTCTTTGAATCCTTTTTAAATTCATTATATAACTTATCAATACCAGCTTTAATATCAAATGTTTCTTCTGGTGAAGATTCAGACTTCTTATCTACATCCTGCTTTAATAATATTTTAACTTTTCTTGATATAACTACTTTCTCTAATTCATTATAATTATTAATCGATTTTGCCAATGTTTCAATTATATCACTTCTTTTCTGATAACAAGTTTTAATTAATTTTTCTTTACTTCTTACCACATATCTATCGTCCATTATATCAAATAATTTAATCTTAAAATCAATACACATTTTAATAAATTTTTTAAATGTTAAATGATGTTTTATATTTTCTTTTATATAAACTAATTTTGGATTATTATCCGATTCTTCAAATAATAATAATAATTGCTTATCTAAATTATCCATATATATTATCTCAATAATTGGTATCTAGATTTTATTTTAAATAACACAATTTAAATTAAAGATTTTTAATAAAATCTAATACATCATTCATTTTTAATTTCTCTTTTACCAAATTATCATTTTTATTAATTTCAAATTTCTTAAATGAATCCTTCATATCTGTATGATTTTCTATAACATCACTTGTTTTCTTACCAACTGTTACTAATTTCTTATTTTGCTTCTTCTCTGCCATCTCTTTTAATATTCGTTCCTGTTCTGCTTTCTCTTTTTCTCTTTCTTTTACTGCTGCTTCCATTTTCATTTTAATTGAATCAAAGTCTGGTGCATCCACGTGTAATTTTAGATCTTCGGGACTTTTAATATTTTCCGGAAATTTATTCGTAATACCTTTATACACTTGTTTGCTAAATTCATAATTAATATTATCTCTATCTCTTGTTACTTGTTCATATTTTTTTGCAACATCCGGATTATATTTTTCTTTGCTCATATTAATAATATTATTATATAACATATTATTATGTCTCTTTTTGACGAAAATACTTATAAACGTTTAAACGTGATAAAATTAATTAATCCGTCATTTTCTGATTCTTTATTAAATCATCTAATGATATTACCTACTGTATTATTTAGAAAACAACCTTTTACTATATCTAGAGAAAAAGCACCTTTGACCGCACTTAAAGAATCCAGATTTTCAAGATACAAATCTATTTTATTAGCAGTTAATGCTCTAACCACTAAATATACCCTAAATTTGAATCCACATAAAGTAATTATATATTCAACATCCTTAGAAGATAAAGTAATTTCTGAAAATTATATTAACCATGTTGGTAATATAATTCGCTGGTGGTCTGCTGTTACTAAAAATTTAGGCACAAATAGAAATTATCATATTACAATATATTTAACTACAATTAAAAAAAGATTACCATCCCCTAATCAACCAAAAATATTAACTGAAGAATACTCAAATTCTGGATTTACTTTTGTAGCTGAACCCCGCGATATTCATATCTTTAGAAAAGAAGAATCCCTTAAAGTCCTAATCCATGAACTAATCCATTCTTGTGAATTTGATTTTAATAATAATCATTTATCTCCATTGCCTTTAGTAATTAGAGATGAAAATTTAACCAATGAAGGTATTACTGAATATTTAGCCGTTATCTATTACTATTGGTATCTAGCTTCTTTCGCTAATTATTCTTTATTCTCTAGTACTAAAATATCTGATTTATTTCTTGAATATCTTGGTAATGATTTAGGTTGGCAAGAATACCAAATAAATAAAATTTTATTATATTTTAACATGAAACCTACCGATTTATTAGTTAATAATAATTTTAGACAACAAACTAGTATTCTTTCTTATTTCTTCCTCAAAAATTATTTATTTAATGAAGATTCTCTACCAATTATCTTATCTAGAGATTATAATAAAATTAATACACTCGTTAAAAACATGAAAGATTATATTATTGATTATAAAACTAATGTAGTACTCCATAATTCATTATCTATGAGAATGACACTTTATGAATTATTATAATCTTTTTACAAAAATAAAATTATATTTTATTATAATTTTATTTTAAATTAATTTTTTACGATGAGCTGGTTGCAGTCTTGCCTTTGCCCTTGGCTGCTGCAACTTTTGCTGGTGCAGTCTCAACTTTTGTTGTTGTGGTGGTGGTTGTTGTCGCACCTTCTGCCGATTCCTTCATGCGGCGGTAGATGACCGCAAGGTTGGCATTGATTGAGCTAAAGTCGAGTGTCTTGTCATCACTTAGGCCAAAGAGTGTGCGAAGGTTCGCATCAGGAAGAATGACTTTACGGTCATAGCCCGAGTCACGGCTGGGATCTACTTTGTAAAGGTTCTTGGATTTAACATAATCATAAATGTGACCGCTGAGTTCAGTGCGGCGCATGAGACCAGACTCGGGGACAGCTGTGCCGACCGCTTTGAGGAAGGCAAGTGCTTCAACAGGCACTGCAACTGGCTTGAGAATGCCGCTATCTACCGCAACACGGCGAGTCTTTTTGCGCTGGCTTTGCGCACGGAGCTCTTGGTTGTGCGCGCGGCGGAGTTGCGTAAGAAGCGCAGTTAGCGCACGAGCCTCAGATGTGAGGTTCTTGGCACGCTCCGATAGCGATTCAAATAGTTCATCAAATGTTACTTTCTTTGTCTCATTTTCATTATCTACTTCTTCATTCTCAACTACATCGGGCTTGACTTCAACGACAGGCTCGGGCTTAACTTCATCTTTAACATCTTTCTTTGTTACTTTGGACGCTACTTTAGCAGATGGCATTTTGAATTATATACTATATATGCTTTGTTGTCTTTAAGTAATTTATTCGTAAAAACTTTTATTGTCAATTTTTTATTTTATACCAAACAGACTTAAAACTATACTACTGTATTATTTATATATGGAAAAGATTATTAATACCGAAACCGATAGCGATGTTAAATTAAGAGAAGAAGTTAATAAAAAATATGAAACTCCCTTCAAAATCGAAGGTAAAAGTGAATTATTATTAAAATCCTTACATTCATACTTTACTGAAGAAAAATTCAAAAAAATATTACCATTGATTACTGGTGAATCTAAGATATCTTTACGTGTTATTGACTGGTTTGTTACCAATTATTCTAAAAAAAATCAAATTATCTATAAAATTAAAGAAAACAATGAGGAATTATATATAAATATTCATACTCATTATCGTAGTCAGTTGAACGCTTATGGCAAAAAATACATCGACCCATTCTGTAGGGGTAAAGATAGAATTATGTTTAAAGTTTCTGATTCTCAATGTGTTGTTTCTAATATCAGTCAATTAAATTTTTTTAAATGGGCTCACCAATACAAAGTACTAGAATATATTGAAAAAAATTATGAAATTATTGTTAAAGATATGTCTGAAACAATAAATAATACACCAGCTTCTAATAAAAGAAGAATTTTTTCATCAAATACAGTTAAAAGTTTTAATAAATATGAAGATGGTATTGATATTGAAGTTAATATTAATAAATATAATTAATCTTCTGTATCTGATTCTTTTGACGAATCTGAACTTTCATCATCTGAATCAAATATTATTCTTTCTTCTATAAAAGATAAATTATAACAATTCTTCTCTTCTATTATTTCTGGTTTTATATATATTCCAAAAGTAGTAGCATCACTATTGTTTATCCAAATTGCATATATTTGTATTATCATTCTTATCTTTTTATTTTTTGTTAATTCTTCAATACTAATCTCTTCATTCTCTTTTTTTATTACTGTCCCATTCGTTACCTTTATTTTTAACATACCCTCCCCACACTTATCTAATTCTTCCGTTTGTTCAAACGTTGATGTTACATCTTTGTTAATCTCTTTTATAATTGGTACAAATTTTACCCCTTTTAATTCTTTAAACCAAGATTTTTTATACTGATTCGCATCAAATAATACTTTATTCTGTAAATTATTTAAAAATTGCCTAAACCCTAAACATGATACACCACCTAACGGTAATAATAATTCATAATAATTTCTTCTCTTAACTGCACCAAATATATTTGTTAATTCTGGCGTCTGTATATATATCGGCCGACCCTTTTTTCCATCAAATAATTTTATTATAATTCTATCATCAGATTCACTAGATTTTTCAACATCATCATATATAATATTATTTAAATCATATTTATGCGGTAAATACGGAGATTGCATCTTAAAATATTAATATTTATATAATTAATATTTTAAATCAAAATTATTTACTTACGACGAGTCGCCTTTGTCGCTGTAACCTTTACACCTGTTGCTTTCTTAGTAGGCTTGATCTCTTCCTCTTCATCTTCATCTGCATCCTCTTCTGCATCTACTTCTTTAGCTACAACTTTTTCATTTGTTTCGTCATCATCTTCAATATTATTTGAAATATCAAGATCCTCGAGTTTATGCTCAACTTTATCCACAACATCATCATCAAATTGAGATTTTGCAAACATAGTCTTGGCACTGAGTGACGCAACATCGTCTTTCATTTCAATCAGCATCTGCTCGACTTTAAATGATGCACCATATTTACCAGGCATCTTCTTCTGACGCCAAACTTTGCTCAGGCTCACAATCATACGGTAACGGAATTGTCCGCGACGGAATTTCTCCTCAAATTCCTTCGGTGTCTTAATCACAACTTCATCATCAATGCCATCCTTGCGAACAAAAAATTTAGTCGCAATCTGCATTGCTGCACCTTCTGTGCGGAAATTAAAACGAATGTACTGCAATGTCTCGCCATCTTTTGTCGTCGATTCACCAATAATATTTTCAAGCTCGAATTTCTTCTCATCTTTCTTACCAACAATCAATGACTTGTCTTTAATTAATTTATCCTGTAATTCAACCATCTTCTCCATTAGTTTCTTCTCTTCAGGCGCATCTCCAAGATAGCAACGCCATTTCGCACGCTCACTATCTTCCTTAAATAGTTCATTGCCCTCACGATCTTTTGCAGGAGGTAATCCACCAATATTAAAATCAAGTAGCGGCGTCTTCATAAATAGTGTTGTAATTGTTCCATCTTCATGTTCATATTTAGGTAGCGAAAGTAGCTGATATTTAGAATATTCATTCTCTTTCACTTCCTCAATTTTAATACGATTAACATCAAGTTCATTATATGCGACGATAGTACGATTCTTCGACATTTTTATTGTTTAATTGGTTATACTTATTATACAAATATGCCTTTAAAATAAAAAGTTATCAATTTTTAATTATTGTCAATTTTTTATATATTGTAATCATACAATGCAACCCAACGAGGATTATTAAAATTAAATCCTATTACTTCTTTTATAGGCTTAGCTAAGCCTGCATTATTTAAAATATTAATGCTATCCGTTATCATATTGTATTTACGTGTTCTAATTAATCGTTTTAATCTAGATTTAACATCATAATAAGATACACCATAAGTTATACTCTGTTCAGAAAATAAATTATTTTTAAGTAAAATAGATAGTTTATTTTTCCTAAATTCATAAATTCTACCATATTTTATATTCGATTTTTGAAAATCTGTTTTTTGTACTAAATGTAATTCTACTATTGCATCTACTAATACTCTTAGCGGATAATTAATTTCTACATTTAATCCTAATATATTCATTATTTTATCATATCTGTCTATTTCTTTACTAGAATCTACTAAATCTATATCCTCAGTTGATTCAATATTTGTATTTTTAAATTTATATTCATCATCAACTTCAAAATCATTAATAATAATTTTGGGGTTTGAAACAGTTATGTTTAAATTTGTATCCATCTTTTTATTATTAATTTTCTATTATTAATAATAAATGAATTTCAATTTTTATTTTCTAATAAATAAAAATTATAATTTGTATCTTTGGATCGAATTTCAATTTTTATTTTCTAATAAATAAAAATTATAATTTGAATCTTTGGCTTTTAAACTATAAATATATTACTATTCTTATTAATTAAATCATCAATAATTGTATTCTCTTCTAATTTAATAACACCCTCCGTTTGACTTAATCCAACACCAATTTCTGAAATATTTAATTCCGTATTCTCTAATAAATCATTATCCATCATTAAATTACAATATCCTGTACCACCATTAATCATTCTACCAATAATAATTCTCGATGATACACTCTTTAATTTATCGGTTTCATTAAATGCCGCTGCATTCACAAATTGTTCCATTGTACGTTCAAAAGACGCCCTTGATAACGGATCAGTATCCTGTCTATTAATACCATTTCTATCAATTGAAATTAATGATCCACTATGTGTCATCACATCTACTAACAAACTAATATGATGATAATTTACACTTGTAATTAAATCTCTTACTTCATTTATAATTGCATTCCTTACTGCCTCAATTCCAAAATTTGAATATATTGCATACATATCATTGGTAACTGTTTTAGTATGATCAATACCTAAAATTCCACGAATACCTGACATATTAATACCTTCTGTCTGTAATATATATTGATCTTTATTCTCAATTGATCCATCTTCCATAAATTCTAATTGTGATTGAGATATAACATCAACTGTACTAATTCCCTCTAATCCTTTCAAATTAAAATACGTCAAGATATAATTCTGTAATTCAATAATCTTACTCATATCATAATTGTTTAGATCAAAACGAATATGAATTACTGGATTAACTTCATTTTCATTACTGGATAATATCACACAACTTACAACTCTGTTAAATATATCTTTTTCATATTTAGAAATTGTCTTACTATTATTTATCTTATCCCTCCAAAATTTCACAAAATTTATCTTAATATCAAATAATTTTAATTTCTTCGCATACAACATCTCCCTATTAATACTAAATCTAAACATCCACGGTAACTTCTTTAGTTCTAATTTAATATCATAGATCTGCATCGCACTCTTAGGATCAATTTTATCTAATTTTAAAAATCCATTAATTACATCCGGATCATATCCAATATCTCCCTTTAATACAATATCCTGTAATGTTAAATAACTAATATACGAGGCAATTTTATACGCACTCTCCTTGTCATATCTATATTTCTTATCCAAATATATATTTAATATAGGCGTCTTAATTACTTTTGTACATCTCATAATTTCATTCATTCTTACTACACCCTGCGTACCCTTTTTAATACCACCCGCTGAATGCTTCGTGTTCAAGTTCAATTGTGTTGATCTTTCTCCCATACTTTGAGCACCTAATACACCAACCATCTCACCTGCATCAACAATTGCATCATTAAAATTACTAATAATCTCATCTTTAATCTTATTTAACTTCTCTTTCGTTAATTTATAATCAACAATACACTTCTTTGGTGATAAATATTCATGTACTGCGATTCTAAATATATATTTATTATTATCTTCCATCATCTTACGAATATTGTTTTGATTATTATTCTTACGCTCACTATCTTTCATACAAAATAATTTTGTGTTTTCAGATGACATAATATCTTCTATTACTTGTATAACATCTTCATATTCTAAATCTGATTTATCTTTACCATCAACATATGTATTAATAATTCTAAAAATATTAATTGGTAACATATATTTATCCATTATGGTAGTATAGTTACCTGTTGATTTAATACTAATTTGTCTTAATTCATCTCTCCATTTTATTAATTTTTTATAATATTCCTCATTTAATTTCTCTTCTTTACTCGATTTTAATTTACCAAATACATATGTTTTTTTAATATCATCATCACTCATATTAATAATATTAATCTTTACTGGCTTTTGTTTAATTTGATCCACATTAGACCCACCATAGAAATATTGGATAATTTGATTATTTGCACTTCGCACTAATCCATCATAACAAATCATCACATCTTCCATACCTTTAATGAATTTTCTCTGAATATAACCAGTATCTGCAGTACGAATAGCAGTATCGATTAGACCATCTCTGCTAGCCATCTGGTGAAAGAAAAATTCCTGAGGTCTTAATCCTTTCATGTACGAACTAGAAATAAATCCACGTGCATGTGGTGTGTCGTTGAACTGGTGATAATGCGGTAATGTTCTATTATTCACTTTCTTTGCAATTCTTTTATTGTTCATGTTTGTCTGTCCAACAATTGTAGAAATACTACCCAACTGTTCTACTTTACCTTTAGCTCCCGAATCAGACATCACATAAAAATTATTACTAGAATCAATAGAATCCATAACTATCTTACCCATATTACCTGCATGTGCTGATAACATAGTTGCCAAGTTATTCTCAAAAATAGTCTCATCTAATAAACCAGGATGATTCTCCTGTTCCGTAATTAAATGTTTTACTTCATTTATTAATTTATTCGTTTTTTCTCGTGTTTTATATAATACTTCATCATCAATAATACAATCTTTAATACCAATTGTAAATCCTTTTAATTGTAACCACGATAGAATTACTTTCTGCAAATTATCAATAAAATCTCTGGTTTTATCACCACCATATTGATCATAAATTGTACCGCTAAATCCATTTGCATCGTTCAATAAATTATCTCCTACTTTACCAGAAATAAACTTACCATTCTCTACTTTAATTTTTGATGTTTGCAAATTAATATTTGGTAATATATAACTCATCAAATCAAATGTACTATATTTATCCTTTTTAGGTATATTCATATTCGCAATATCTAAATTCTTAGTATTCATTAACGTCTTCATAATTCTATTCCATGTTAATGGTTGATCTTTCTCTGTAAATAGATAAGTTCCTAATACACCATCTTGCACTAACCGAATAATCGGTTCTGTGTTTCTCGGTGAAATAATTAAACTTGTCACATTCGCTAACATCGATAATTCTACTACTGATTGAATAGTCTGTGGTACGAATACATTCATTTCATCACCATCAAAATCAGCATTATACGGTTTGCACGCACTTGGATTCATCCTAAAAGTTGTAAATTTATCATTTAATGAAACTTTAACTTTGTGACCCATCATACTTAGTTTGTGCAAACTTGGCTGACGATTGAATAACACATAATCACCGTCAATTAAATGACGTTCAACAATATCACCATATTGAATTTTAATTGGTCTATTTCTATATCTAATATCATATGAAACACCATTTCTTTTAATAATCTTAATAATACCAGGATAAATTTCACGACCATTTTTTACTAATTTTGTTAAATATTCATAATTTTGTGGCGTAACTACTTCAGGAAATGGAATACTCATTGCAATTTTCAACGGAATACCTACTTCATCAATACCAATAGTAGGATCTGATGTAATAACTGCACGACCAGAACCTTCTACGCGCTTACCATTAAGATTTTGACGAATACGACCAGTCTTACCAGAAATTCGTTCAGAAATTGATTTAGTTGGACGACCACCCGTTTTTTGCTGCGATACAGGCAAATTAATATCTTCATTATTATAATATGTCGCTACTTGATATTGTAATTGTCTAATATAATCCTCATTGTATTTCATATCTTCACCAGATGCAGTCTCTTTATCCAATAACTTACGAACTTTAATATTATATTTAATAATATCTGCTAATTTATGCGTTAATGTATCTTCTGCTGGTACTGCAGATAAAAAATCTTTTTTTGCTGGTGGCCGAATTGCAATCGGTGGAATTGGAAAATTAATAATAATCATATCTTCCGGACGCCCTTTTACTGTATCAAATCCCATAATTTGGTAATCTAAATCAGAAACATTCTTTAATATATTATATACTACCTTCGGTTTTAATACTTCAATCACTCTTTTTTTACCTAGAGTATTTCCACCATCTTCTTCTGATACTCCAGATAATTCTGTTTCAGCCTGTAATTGAATACTTCCTGCTGTATTACCAGTTGTAATAATTTTTTTAGTAATAATTGGTACAGGTGATCCACATGCATAATCAGTTCTCTGACAATATTTAATACCAGATGTTAATTTTTTAATTTCTGCAAATCTTACTTTACCATATTTATTACGAATAACTGTATTAATTTCATCAATTGATTTATTTATTAATATTTTTGAACAACGAATACATATGCAACCTAATATATTTTTAACTGTATTTATAAATCCCATATGCCATACTGGTTCCGCTAATTCTGTATGCCCAAAATGTCCCTGACAATTTTTATATTCTAACCCACATGTTGCACATAAAATTAAACTATCAGCTGTGCCTAATCTAGGATCTACTAAACCACCCCTTTTTGGCTCTAATAAATCATACGTTTCAGCAATATTAATACCATATGTATCATTTACTACTGCAGATGCACGTTTGATTTCTTCATTTCCAAATAATGTAAATTCAATCCGATCAATATTTGTAATTTCATCAAACCTTTCTGTCATATTTTATTTACAGATTGTATTTTTAAATAAAATATTAAATAATTGAAATATCAATTTTATCTTAATATATTCAATTATTTAAGTAGCTATATTAACCCCATATAAAAAGACATTTACTATATAATATAACTGATAAATGACTGAATCTAAATCAAAATTAACCAGTGAATCTTATAAATTTAATACACCATGGCATTTATGGTATCATCATGAACTAGATAATTGGAAGACAAGTGGTTATCGTAAAATTTTTACATTTAATACCATTAAAGATTTCTGGGATTTACATGATAATATTGAATACATTGGGGGTATTAATAATCAAAATTTTTTTCTAATGCGTGATGGTGTAAATCCAATTTGGGAAGATCCTAGAAATAGGAATGGTGGTTGTTGGTCTATTAAATTAATGGAAACACATCGTAATTTTACAATTTGGTTAAAATTAGCATTAAAGATGGTATGTGAAAGTATGTTTAAAGATCCTAAACACGATGAATTAAAAATAATTACTGGATTATCGATAAATTTAAGAAATTCAAATACAACAATAATTAAAATTTGGAATTCTGATACTAAATTTAGTTCTATTAAGATGTTAAATGATGATATTACTAAAGATTTTGGATATAATATTATATATAAAAAGAATAATGTGGAGTACTAAAAACTTCGCGTTGCTCGTTTCGCGGCGCTATCCTGGAATGTACCTTTAATTACGGATGTATGAGAAAGTTGAAAAATAAAATAATTATTGATTAGAATAATTATTTTAAAATGGCGTTTGTTGTGTTTAAATACAAGGGAAGAAACACTACTATTTCATATGATACTATAGATAACATTAACTTAGTTGTAAATCATCCATTAATGTTTGATTATTTATCTAATTTTCAATCTGATAAATATATTATACATAATATTAGTATTGATAAACATATTATTATTGATTCTAAAATTAAATTTATTATATTTAATATAATTTGTATTGATAAAAAATCATATAAAACTTTTATTGTTAATGTTGTTTTAAATTCCTAAAAATTGAAAATATTTTGTAATAATTAACTTATATAATTTCAAATATCGTTATCACTAAAATGGTCTATTATGATGTGATAATAGGTCCTAACGACAAACCTATTATTATTACTTGTGATATGGAAGAAAATCTTATTAAAATAACAAATAGTTTTAAATTTAACGATTATTTATCGTCATTTAATTTTAAAACGTATCGTATATTGAAAATTAATATATTAGATTATTTAATTATAGATTCTAATATTTCAAATATAATACTATATATTACTTATTATCATAATAAAACATATAAACAACATATATTTAATACTATATTAAAATAATATGTATAAATATCTGGTATTATTTTTTCTTAAATAATCTTTTTGATTTTTGTGGTACTTGCGTTAATAATGTTTCTATATTATCAGGTTGTTTAAATTCTTCTAATCTTTTAATTTGTGCATCGATGATTTTTGCATATGGACTTTCTTTTTTTAATTCAATACTACCTGTGAATTTTGCTATAGTATTATTTATTGGAGGATTTAATGGATCTGAATTAATTGTTTGTATTGTATATGGTGTCTTTTTATAGATTGGATTTGCATTTACTACATTTGGAACTACTTGTTGTATAAATCCGGGTCTTCCTGAAAATGTACTATCTGATAATGCAGATTGTATTACATTTGATGGCGTAGCTGCTAATATATCTGCTGGTGTTGCATATTTATTTGCTTCTTCTGTCCAAGCAGGATTAATGCTACCAGTTGGTGTATATAATGGTATAGTTAATAATTTATAATCTGGTTCATCTTTGCAATTTACTTTTGCACAATCCATTGCACTTGCTATTCCATTTTTAATTGAATCTGCAGAAGCACCTGGTATTTGTGGTGTTGTCGATCCATCGCTACATGATGGTAAATCTACGCTAAAATTATTTGTCATTGATGGAGTAGCTACATAACCAGGTGCGCTTGTAATAGCAGAAGCACCTATTTTTGTACAACAGCATTTAGGAATTATACCAAAGAAATATTCTGCTGCTTTCTTTTTTGTTCCTAATATAGCTGATGCCGATGGACCTGCTTTATCTAAACATCCTGTAGCACCAGGGCAAGTACATGCTGTATTTACTGCTCCTGAATCACCTGAACATGGTAATACTTTATCGCAAAAATAATGTAATGAAGGCGCATAAGTTGGTGATCTTAATTCTTTCATTAATTCAGTAAAATTAGCTTCATCTTCTGGTGTTGTAGTACCTGACTTTCCTTCACTATTTTTTCCAGTATAGAAAAACATATCTTGTCTTACTATATACCATTTATATAAACCAGATGTCATCCAATCTACTAAAGAATAGCCTTTAGATAATGAACCATATCCTGGAATAACAACACCATTAAAATATGTTGCTTGTCTTCCATAATTTATACCTACTGCCATTAAACCAATAAATAATATTATATATATAATAAATCCTGGTGTTGATCCTATTGTAAAACTATATAAACTATCACTTTTGATTAATTTATTAACAACCTTTTCAAATTTAGCACAATCTTCATTTCCACCCCCTGTCATAGATGTATTATTCTGGAAATTAGTATATATAAAATATAATACTAATAATACTAAAACAAGTATGACACTATTTTTCATAAATTAATTTTTGAAAAAAACTATCGAAAATTAATTTATTAATTACAATCTTAATTATTTTTGTGCAGGAGTATTTATTGGTGGTTTTGATCCAATTGTACCAGGAGGGCAGTTAGAATTATAATAACCAGGTTCATTACAACATGTGCAAGGTGCAAGTATTCTACAGAATGAACTCGCGTATGTTGAATACTGATTTAATCCTGTACATGATCCTACTAATGCATCATACGCTGTTCTATCATCTGGTGTTATAGTTTTATTTTTAATATCTAATGAATTCTGTGCAAATTTATCTAAACCCTTTTTAATATAATCACCGTATCCCAATTTACTTAATTTAGCTACAGATACCGATGAATATATTGCAAATATTATCGCAAATACCATTCCAAAATATAATAAATATCTATATTTATATGTAAATGGAATACACTCTGATGGAATTGGTGGTCCAGAACCACCTAACTGAATTTTAAAATTATCAGGTAAATTTAAATAAAAATATGCTAAACCTAATATTACTACTAATAAAAATATTACTTTATTCGAAAATATTTTTCTATTCATATAATATTTTTTGATATTTTTCTATAAAAATTATATTTATTTTTTATATATACTTTTTACCAAATCAACTAAACTCTTATATTTTATTATAACAAATATCAATATTACTATTAATGCAAAAATCATTATTATATATTTAATATGATCTGAATTTATATATTCAGGTGATTGATCTGTTGTTTGCAAAGATGATGGTGATTTAGATGGTGAGAATGATGGTGATACAGATATAATAGATGGAAAAAATTCATATATCTTTGTTGTTATTATTTCATAATATGAATTATTATTACTATATTTGCTAGTAATATGATTATTATTTTTTTTATCTGTTTTAATATTTAATTTATCTACACTATCTACAATAAATTCAAGATATCTATCTAATAAATTTTTATTATTAATATTATTATATTTCGATTCAACAATATTATTCATAATATACGTAAATATTTATTTTAATTAACTAGAAACAATTGCATTACATATACTCTGCAAATTTTCTTCATTGTAATATTGATTTATAAATCCAATCTTTTCTTGTTTATCCATCATTGCGTATTCATCTAAAAATATTCTTATTTTTTGTTCTCTAGTCAATAATACACCTTGTGCCATTAATCCATTTGCAATTACTAATATCATTATAATAAATCCTAAAATAATACATAACAATCCAGGTCCTGTCATATCTCTATTTAATATTATTTTTTTTGACTTTTTTAACTTTTATTTTATTCTCTTTTAATTGACTAAAATAAGAATATCCTTGTAATAAACAATCCGCTAAATCATCTTTTTTACTAAACCCATTTATAAATTTATTCCATTCTTCATTTATTATACTTTTACAAAACTCTATAGATTTTTTCTTACCTTCTGCATATGATAATTTTTCTGGTTTTACATCTTCTGTTTTATTCTCTTCCTTTGTTTCCGTTTTTTCATTAATTATATATAATGTTGTCTTTCTGCTAGGAGAAATTAATTTTATATTAATAGCTTCTAATGATTTTTCATCTACTACTTTTCGTATTAAAAACCACGCGTATAATGTATCGGCAATCGCTTTCATTTTTGGATTTTTAAATGTTGGCTGATTTTCTATTAATACTACACTAAAACTTTCAAATGTTATTTTATCTAATTTTTCTATTAATTTAAGCTTTAATATCTCCGTTGCATCACTTGTTTTATATATTTCTGGACTTGTATCATGACTATCACATATATATTTATTATTTATTCCATCATCTATATGATATTTTGATTTATTATGACAGTTTTCTATATAACAATAATGTTTAACTCTTATTTTTTTACAATGTTCTTCACAATAATATTTCTGATTATATAAATATAATCCATCATTTTCACAAAAACTACATGGTTCTAATGATAAATTAATTACACCCCATTGTTTTATCGTTACTTGTATTTTATTTGTTTCTTGATTCTTTACATATTCTGATAAATTATACGCTAAATGTTTAATCCCAACATCCCATGATAAAATATTCATATAATAAATATATATATATGAATACCTTATATAAAAATTATTTATGTAACAACATCAAAATAAGAAATCGATGCTTCTGGTAAATTACTATTTTGATAATGTTTTCTACAAACTGCTCTATACAAATCTTCCGCTCCTACTTCAACTATTTTATTATTATTTACTATTTTCTTACTAAATATTGCTTCTGAATAATTATCTCCTGTTTCTTCTTCACATTGTTTGCAAAATGCATTTAAAAATACAATATCATCTACATGCGGTAATAATTTATATATATCACCAAATAATTGCTTTTTAGCACAACCATTCAATCCCGCTACATGCACTTTTTTTGTTTCACACCATTCTACTGTATATTTATATAAATCTTCAAAAAATTGTCCTTCTTCTATCATAATAACATCATAATCTTTTACTTGATCTGCTATCTCTTCTAATTTAACACATGATACACACGGTTCTGAATTACCATTATGGGTTACTATTTTAGATTCTGTTGAATAACGATTATCCATGCTTGGTTTTACAACAAATATCTTTTGTCCTTTTTCCTTATACACTTGAATATAATATAGTAATCTTGTACTCTTACCGGAAAACATGGGACCCGTAATTAATTGTAAATAACCAGCCATTTTATAATAAATATATATATATTATCATTTATATATATCAATTTTATTTGTATATTTTAACTAGTTCATTCCATTTCTCTCTATAAATTTCAACATTTACTTCTTTTCCATCCATAATTGTTAATATTATAGATTTTTTACAATCACTATATCCAAATCTTTGATGTGCTAATCCTAGTTTAAATCCATACCATTTATCTACATTGTGTAATTTTTGCCAATACATATCTGTATGATAACTATGATTTTCTGGTTCTTTTTCTAATAATACTAATGCTTCTTTATAATTTGCTATCAATGTTGGTATATATCTAGTTTTAATTATATATACAGTTTTAGTATATGTTCCTTTAATTCTCATATATTCACAATTTGGTAAATGTTCATATTTACTCCATTCTTCTTTACCTTGTGCTAATAATAATACATCAATATCCATTGGCTTAAAATATTCTAACGCATCTTCTACATTTTTCAATACTGTTTCTGGATTCCTAAATTCAATATCATCTTCTAATATACCAACCCATTCACTTGTTGGATTTTCTTGTAATGCTATTTCTAATGCTAATATATGCGAATATCCACACCCTATATTACCATATTTATTATATATTGCTTCAACTCTTTTTAATTTATTACTTAAAAAATGTGTTTTTCCCCATTCTTCAATTGTTTCTCTATTTCTATCTGTTCTATGTGCTAAATTAATATAATAAAATGTTATATCCATTATATTATAAATCTATAAATTTTTATTTATATCAATAAAATTTGAAATATTTTTTTCATTTATTTATATTACTTTGACTATATAAAGAAGTAACTATATATATATAAAGAATACAAAATGGAATGGATTAATAGTTCTCACATGGGCGAGACAACACTAATACCTCAGATATCTATATCAACTATCACTACAACACTAAAATTAAATTGTACATTTAATTTGGTTGATATATATAAATGTGTTAAATTGGATGCCAATAAAATTATTGGATTTAAGTGTAATGGATGGGTTAAAATTAAACTTGGTGATAATATTGTATATTTACCACCTGCACCTAAAGACAATGATGAATCTGATAAATCTGATATAGAAACAACAAAACCAGTTAAAAAATTATCTTCTCATTATAATGAAATTAAAAGTTATTATAATAATTTAAAAATTAAGAGAAGTCAGTATCGATTTTTTAATCAGGTTACGGCGTATATTAAATTAGGTACTGATAGGTATATTAATGTTAAAATATTTAAGAATGGGTCATTACAAATGACTGGAATTAAGAAAATTAGTGAATGTAATATTATAATTGATAAACTATTAAATGAAATTAAAAATAGTGTTAATAGTAATAGTATTTCTGCGGTACCTGCTACTGGATTACTACTACCAGAATTTATTACTAAAACATATCCAGCAAATACGATAATTAAATTAATTAATAAAGGCGATGAAGATTTAAAAGTATTAACATTTAGTATTCGTATGATTAATAGTAATTGTAAAGTCCCATTTAAAATTAATCGCGATGCATTATTTCAGTTATTAAAGGCGGATAAAATCAAATGCAGATATGATCCTAACAGTCACGCATGTGTTAATATTCGTCATGATATTAATGAAACTGATAACGTATCTATTTTTGTTTTTCAATCTGGAAGTATTATTATTACAGGCGGAAAAACAATTAGTGATATTAATAAAGGATATCATTATATTATGAATATTATATCAAAACATTATGAAACAATTAAAAAGAAAGATTTAGATGAATATATTGATTCGTTAAAAATAAAAAATTCAGATGATGATGAATCAGATGATGAAAATTCATTTAATAATAATATTACAGCTTAGGTCGTTTGATCATTACCAAATTGATTAAAGAAACTATCTATTTCGCTAGATTTAACAACATCTAAATTTTCTTTATACAATACATTATTTATGTAAGGATTATTATACTCCATATCAGGAGGATAATAATTTGGATATGTCGATGGTATGGCAATATTTTTATTTTTAGATACAAATGGTAAGTAACTTGTCGATGGTTTTAATGCATTACCCATAATCATTGAATATGGTAAGTCTTTTAATCCAACTTTACCATTTGTAGATGCATTAGGGGGTTGATATGCATTAACTTTTGTTGGTGGTAATCGTTTTAATAAACTTTGTTTATTATCTCTAAAAAACATATTTCTTTCACCTGAACCTGTTGTTGTTTCACTTACACCACTCGCACTACCTACTATACCCATATAATTATCATTTTGATTTGTTCTATTAGTAGACATTTGTTGATATTGGGACATATTACCCGCTTCATCACCTCCAACAACACCCATGTAATTTGAATTTGTATCAATTCTATTAGTAGCCATTGGATTTGTAACTGATGAGTAATAACCACCGCCACCTGTATGAGATTCCCGAGTACCTGCCATTACTGTACTCATTATTCTATTTGTCGACATTTGTTGATATTGAGATACATCACCGGCATTATTTCCACCACCAACTACACCAGCATAATTGGCTTGTGTATCTATTCTATTAGTGGCCATTTGTTGATATTCTGACATATCACCGGCATTATTTCCACCACCTACAATACCAGTATAATTAGCTTGTGTATTTATTCTATTTGTTGCTACTGCTTGATATTCAGACATATCACCTGCAAAATTTTCACCACCAACTACACCAGCATAATTGGCTTGTGTATTTATTCTATTTGTTGCCTTTGCTTGATATTGTGACATATCACCTGCATGATTTCCACCACCAACAATACCTGTATATTTATCATTGGTACTAGTACGTTGAGTTACAATATTATTATATGATCCCATATCCAAGTTAGGAATATTTGGGCTTGTTATTAGAGATTGTTCTAAACCTGGTAATAATCGTTTGAATGGATTATGTTCTTTACCAAAAGTTTCTTTAGATGCACCATATTCTGAATTTACTGGACCCATTACACCTTGTTGGAATAATTCATCTAAGCCACGGTGACTGTTATCAAAATTCCAATTACCTGGATCTTGTGGTTTTTGTACATCTGCAAAATTTGGTACAACACCATAATCTTGTGATAATGTACCAAATGTAGTTGGTTTTTTATTAACAACTCTACCAATAATTGCACTCTTACCATAACCACTATTACCTTTAGTTACTGGAAATGTTCCAGATATTTGTGGATCATCCGCTCTTCTTAATTCATCAATTGTTCTTGTTGGTGGATTGTATGGATCTTGGAAACCAACTTTACCATCTTCATATGCACCAAGATTTAAACCAGGTGTAACTTTAACATCATCAAATGGTTTGTCATTTCTTCGTTCTTTACCTGAGAAAAATCGATCTTGCACTAAATCTACTTGATTGGGAGTACCACGAGTATATGATGTTAATGAAATTGGTTGATATGCTGTGCTAAATCCTTCTTCAAAATTTTCTGTTATATTAGGTACTTCTCTCTTAGAAAAATAAAATCTCGATGAACCAGTGTAAATATCTAGTGTTTGTTCCATATTTCTTGCACTTTCTTCTGTAATTAATTGCCCTTTGTCCTTAAAAAAAGGTTGCATATTATTATGAATTAATTCATCTTTGTTAAAGATTTTATATGTCATATCATCATCATTTTTATTAAATGGTGTCCAATTATCAGGTAATGTTAATTTTCCATTATTGGATTCTGCTGGTTTTGTTTTAGTAATTGCCATTGGTGAAAATTGTTCATCTAATGTTGTTAATTCATTTGCTGGACCTTCCATTAAATTTTTACTACCTTTATACAAATCTAACATCGAATCACCAATAGTATTTGTCATGTATTTAGTTGATGATAAATATTTATTTTCAGTATCTTTGTCATATACTCTTTTGTTAAATAATGTTGGTATAATATTTTTATTATGAGGATCTTCTGACAATATTTTTTTATGACGTGTAACTGCATCCATTACATCTTGAACTTTGTATTTTTGATCAAATCCATTAACTGTTGTATCATTACCTTCATCATCTTCATTAATTACATCTGGATTATCTTTATTAGGATTATTATTATCATCACATTCATCATCAGTATGATTTTTAAATCTTTCGCTAATATATTTTCCGGCAAGTCCGAATAAACCAATTGCTAATACTTCCATATTATTATTATCTAATAAAAATAATATGATAAATTTATTTTAATGCGACCATATTTCTTAAATCATTCATTGATTTGATTTGTGCATCTTTTACATCATATCTAGAACTTCTTCCAAATCTATTATTATCTGTTGAATCACCTGAACCATAAAATACCCATTCACGAGGATCAATAATAGGATTAAATGTTACATCATACGCTGTTTGACGAAATATTTTATTATCCATATCTAATCTGCTATTTTGTTGATCTAATATATCATTGCATTGGCTAAATTTAGGTGTATATTTACTAGCTTGATCAATTAATCTTTTTCTTTTTTCTTCTAAAGTATTTCCAGATGTGTATTTAGTATCCGACCAATCTCTAGCTAATTGATTTTCTATTTCTGTTCTTGTTACTCTGTCACCTGTATCAAATTCTCCTGAATCATAATTTCTATTTGCACGAGGTCCATTCGCTGAAAAACATTTGGAATCATTTGCAGCTGTATCTTCATTAATTGCATAGTAAGAAGGTCTTACTGTTTGTGTTGTTAATTCTTCTTGAAATAATGCATCGTATTTAGTTCCTGAATATATACCGGACATTTTCTATATAATATAAAAATATAAATAATTTTATAATTAATATTTTTATGTTGCTTTGATCACATACAAGAATTATCCTAGATTATATTTCAAAAGGCTATGCAATAGTTTATTTGAATTGTGTCATGTTTGTTGGTACAATATCTCTGTCATTTAAGCGTGGTACGCTTACCGATTCATAGTCGCATTTATTTTTTCCTGAAGGTGTGCATGCTTGGAATTTTTTAGACGCACATTTAGTACCAGGTAAATTAATTAGTAGTAAATCATTTTCGATTTCTACTCGGCGATCCTTGCTTTTTAATGTGTGAATTAATTGAGCACCTTTGTTTTGACCGCTGCTTAAAGTATTTTCATTATAAGGTAAGTAGATTTCATATAGTTCTGGACTTTTGGTTGATACAGTGTATTGTTGGTATGCGCATTCATCATAGGGGAGTCTATCAAATATTCCTGCCATTTCTTATATATATTATATATATATATTTTTTGAATATATATAATATTTTTGCATTAATCAAATATTTTTAATCTTCGATTTATTAAATAAAATATTATAAGTAATATTATTATTCCACTTAATAATCCTATTATTATATATAAATGTGTTGTATTATCAGCTTTAATATTGCATTCAGATATAATAGAACTTTTAGTTGGATTATTGATATCTGAATTTGATGGTGATATTACGGATGGTACTGGCGCTGGACCTGATATTGGTTCAGATGATATAGCAGGTTCCGGCACTGGTGCAGACGTTGAATTTGATAAAATTTGAGCAGCAGTTGAAATTATATCTAAGCTAGATGGTGTTCCAGATTTTTGATAAGTCCATACAAATATACCATTAGATTGTGTATCTTTTTGTACGTATCTAGCATAGTTTTCAACATCTGATAATTTTATAACATTACCACCCCATGCTTCAGGTGGTACTTCACATCCAATTAATAATGGACCTGAAAAATATGTTCTATATGCATCAAATGCATGGATCGGTGAATATACTGGACTTGCATCATAACTCATAATGTTAATCCAATCTAATTGATTTCCATTTGATTGTAATCCTGTAATACACATTCCTGTATTTGATGATGCTGGTTGAGCATTACTAAAAGCTCCTCTACCATAAGCACCAACTGAAAATCCTGCTAATGAAATTGATTTATTTGGTAATGCACTTCTAAATGCTGATATAATTGGTCCTAACTTATTAGCAGCTACAGCACCTAATGGATCTTCCCAATCTATATCAATACCATCACATCCAAGATCTGTAACTAATGCTGTTATACCTGATGTATTATAATTATCCCAATTATAAGTTGCACCACCTACTGATAACATTACCACTATTCCTTTTTGTTTTAAAATATCAATTGCTCCTTTTATAACAGAAAATTCCGAACTAAATTCTAATCCTGTACCTGTCCATATATTAGATCCTGTTTTATATGTACAATTTGGTTGTACAAAAGATAAATATACAACATTTATAGGTAAATTAATTCTAGCAAGATCTATTGTAGAAGAATTACCTGACCATCCACTACTCCAACTTTGAAAATATACACCTAATGGACGTTTTCCATTTAGTTTAACACTTAAACTATTTGACATAATATAAATTTATATATTATAATCTTTTTAATTATAATCTAAATATTTAAGTAAAATAATAATATCCACCCTTTTTAATAACTACATCTGAATATTTATTTTTATTATTTGATGAATTCATATAAATAAATATAATTCCTATAATAACTGCAATTATAACTATTATAATTATAATCATCATAGTATTATCTGTATTAGGTGTTGCTGTAGATGTTTCACTTGGTTGTGATGCTGTTGTTTTATTTGACACTGAATTTGATACTGGATTTGATGTTGGATTTGATGCTGGATTTGATGCTGCTTCTGTATTTGCTGCTGTTGTTGCAGCTGCTGTATTTGCTGCTGTTGTTGCAGCTGCTGCTGTTGTTGCTGATGTTGCTGCTGATGTGGATGCTGTTGCTGCTGCTGTTGATGCTGCTGCATTTGCTGCTGCTGCTGTTGCTGCTGCTGCTGTTGCTGCTCTTGCTGCTGCATCTGCTGTTGCTCTTGCTGTTGGATCTGTTGATGTTGCTGCCGCTTTTGCTGCTGCATCTGCTGCCGCTTTTGCTGCTGCTGCATCTGCTGCCGCTTTTGCAGCTGCATCTGCTGCCGCTTTTGCTGCTGCTGCTGCTGTTTTTCTTAATGAATAGTTGGACAATACTGATGTAGCAAGTGGATCTGATGTATAACCATCAACACTGATTGATAGTGGAGTAAAAGAAACTGGTATATTTTCCCATGTCAGAGAACTAATTTCACCAGCTAATGGATCATATGATCCATAATATACTTTCCCATCTGCTGTTGTACATATAATTTGATTATTTGATAATGCTATATTTGTTACATTATTTAAATTTGCAATAGGAACCCATTTATTAACACCATTCGTAATAACTCTATATTCACCATAATACATAGTTCCAGTATCTGTTAATATTAACATATTTAGTCTATAACCATCAAGCGCAACTTGTTTAATTGTTGTAACTCCATCTGGTAATGTAATAGGATAAGGATCAAATACTTTATAATCTGACATACATTGTAATCCATTATTAGTATAAATAACACACATTTGATTATTTGAAATTGCAACATACTTTGCTATATCATAAGTTAGAAAAGCACTAATAGTTGGCCAATTAATTACTTCTGATTTTGTCGGTGGTACAATACTAGAATTTAAAATTCTACCATTATCCATTAAGCATACTAAATTATTTGTATATCCATCAAAACTTATTGATTTTATTTTTTGTTGAGCTGTATTACTATTTCCACCCAATATTCTTCTTGTATTTAAATTAGATGATGTATAATTTAAATTATACCCTATATCAGCATTTATATCAACACCATAATATTGATTATTTGAAAAATTTATATTTTGAAACTTACCAGACGCTTGAGTCCAACCATTTAAATTAGTATAGTATATTATATTGTTAGAATCTACACATAATATAGTCGCGTTACTCATAATAATATTATATTATAATATTATTATTAACCCCTTAATTTAAAATTTAAATATCTTGTATCATCACCACCTAAGTATTTAAATGCTGGTAAAGCTGTTAAGTAATATGGTACATCCGCAATTCTTTCAGAATCTTTAACCATAATTCTAAAATCATTGTTGCGTGTTTGCTCTCCTAAATATGTTTTTTCCCAATTATCAGGAACTCCAAAACCTCTACCTATAGTTTTTTGTGGCGGTGACATATACGATGATAAATCTACATTCTTTCTTCTATGTGTTGATTTAAATGTATAAAATTCACCTTTATCTTTTACTCTATCATATTCTTGTATAATACCACGTAATACATCATTATTACCATCATAATATGTATTAGCATTAGAACTAAAATCACTTACATCATTTGAATTTACTTGACCAAAATTTTCTCTAAAATTATTCTTGAATTTAGGCATGTCTGTTTCAACAATTTCCTTTTTTTCTGTTGTTGTAGTACTAAATATTAAATTATTTTCACTACCTGCATTTTGAATATTGTAATTTCTATTTGTGGGCATAAAACCAACTGTTTGTGTCGCACTTTGTAATGGTTCATAGCTGCTTGGGTAAGCACTTCCTTTGCATTGTTTGCAAGAATCATCAGACATTAAATCCATTCTATTATTCCAATCTATATATTTCATTTTCTCTTCTTGACGAGGCATAATATATTAAGACAAGAAAATAGATTATAAATATTAAATAAAAATGGATGATTTTGATAAAATAGAAGATTTTTTTCAAACTATATTTTCAACTGATCCTAAACCATCAAAATCAATTAATTTTCAAATCGATGTTATTGATAATGATACCCCAGTTGAAACTCAATTATCTGATATTTTTGAATTATTATTAAATATGTTGATTTACGGTATTAGATATTTAAATCTATCTTTTGAAACAGATGATGTTTTATTACTTAAAAGATATTTTAATAGTGTTGGTATTGATTTTTCAATTGAAACTGAACCATTTGATACTGAATTGTTTAAAGATTTTAGATATGTTACACGTTATTGTTCAATAGATCCTGTTGTTTTTAGTATGGATTATAGACCATTTTTTATAATGAATATTAATAAATTTCCTAAAACTAAATTAAATGAATGGGTTGCTACTTACCAGTTAGAGTATGAATCATTAATATTTATTAGATTTAATTATATATAATTTAAAACTTGAATAAATTAACCGCAATTTCATACCATTTATACATATCATAATCTAAATAATGAGTAAATAGATGTTCTATTTTTTCCTCTTTTTCTTTATTCACCATACCTAATATCTTAAATATATTAATAATTTTATATATTTCTGATCTAAATACACCTATTATTGTTTCAATTGGCGCATTTAAACTATACTTATTTTCATAACCTCTTAGAGGTAGTCCTTGTACTCTCCGGCGATAATCTGGATGAATTTCTTCTATCACACGGCGGTAATGTTTAAGATAATAATTTCTAATATACTCATCAATTTTAGGAATTTTTCCAATAACTTCAATTAATTCAGCAGATGTATATAATAATATATTATAAAAATTATCTTCTTCATCATAAAATGGTTTAAATTTTGTCATATCTGTTCCACATCCACAATTCATCCCATTAGTAATATCAAATAATACATTCTTTTTATAAGTAACTTTATCATATGCAAATGAATAAAACTTTTTATGTAATTCACTGAGTTCTCTACCAGTAAATTCTTGCACAACTAATTTTGTTTTATTACTTAATGTACTATTATGAACCATTGATTCTAAAAATCCATCCTCATGATATATTTCAATACTATTAATAATTATTTCAATCCTATTATCTTTTGATTTCCATACATGCATACCATATCCATTATTATATACATAACCTTTTTCATCAAAATATACATTCAAATATTCTATACTATTATCAAATTTTGGATCAAAATGCATAATTCTTATACTCTTAAACGTATCTCTAATAATATCATCTACAAATACCGGTATAATTTGATCATTTTTAATATTTAATGGTATAGTTCCTGGTGCAGTTCCAATACCAATATATGTATAATCATACGGATTTTTACGCGTATAATCAATTAATTCTTGAAGAATAAAAGATTTGTGTTCCATTTTTTATTATTATTAAATCTATTAATATATTTATATTTTCAATTTTAATTATTGCAAGAAAAAACTAGGATACGAACAATTTACATTCTCTGCCTTGCACCTATTATCCGATTTAAAATATTTTAATAATTTATTTATATCATTTGGATATCTATCCTCTTCTCTATAAAAATTAAATTGCATTGACTTTCGATCAAATAAATCTGTTTCATTTCTATATAAATTATCATTAAAATACTCTTTTTCTTTATCCGGATTTGATTTCTCCGCTATTAATTGATCATTTTCAAATAATGTATTCGCATACGGATTATCTATTGATTCTATTCTTCTTGGTAATTTTTTTGGTATTTTGGTTGTTAAATATATAAATATTGATATTGTACCAAATACTAATCCTACACCATTACTACCATATAAAAACATTATCAAACTAATATACAAACAAAACATTACTAATCCATCTCTACTCGTTGGATCAAAATTTAATAACTTTTTTTTATCTATATTTTGTAATATATCTAATATATATTCCATTACTTTTGTATTATATTATTTTTATAATACAAAATTTTATTATGCAATTTTCTGGTTTCGTAAGAAATCTTCCAATCCCTTCATTTGTTCATCTGTAATATTACCTGTTGCTCTATCCTTTCCTAATTGTGACATCATTCTCGCTGTAAATCTAGATATTAATTCCTTCACCGATAATGTACTACCATCTTTATACAATTTTGATCTCATTAATTTATTTGTTAGTTCCTGATCTTTATCCTCTCTAATAATTTTACTACCAGCAATCATATCATATAATGATAATTTACCATCTTCAATAAATTCTTGTAATTTATCTTGAGCTTTTTCAATAGCAAAATCTAAAATTGTATCTGTTTTATCATCTTTATCTGTTCTATTATAGTCATCTACTAATTTATTAATAATTTCCATTAAATATGTTTTACCCTTTTCTCCATCACCTTTTACCGCTAGTTTATCAATAATTCCATTAATATCTATTTTATCTAAACCTGTTGATGAAATAATATTCTTAATCTTATCTGGTGTAATATTTTTAATATCTTGTAATTGTGTAACATCTATTTTTGTAAAATCAATTGAATCTAATCCAGCTACTGATAAAAATTCAGTTAATAACGATGAATCAATCTTTGATATTACACTACTAATTCTCTTCATATCAATTGATCCCTTTTTCTTACCTAATCCATCTAATTTATCTAATAATGCATCAACTTGCGCTTGATTTTTAACTTCTTGACTATCCGCAATAATTAAATAAATCATTTGAATTGTTTCCCATACAAAACTAATTAATCCATCATCAATTTTACTTTCAATTAAATTATATAAATTGATTTTATGAAGAAATGATAGTTTGTAATTCTTATGAAATAGTAATTTATCTCGAGCTAATAAATATTTAAATAATTTTTCTTCTTTACTTACTTTTTCATAGAATGTCCATAGTTTCTCTTCATAATTAAATGATTTAATATCTACATCTGTATCAATTAATTTAAATTTATTAAAACTTTCAACAAATTCGACGTATCGTTTTTTTGCAAGTTCAGGAAGCTTATTATTCTGTGTAATTAAAGTATTTGAATTAGACATATTATATGTTAATATAAATAATATATCCTTTAAATTAAGACTTTTATTTTTTACCTCGAATTATTTTTAATACTTTTAATTTTCGTTCTTGTTTTGCTTTATCATCGTCTTCTTCTACTTTCATGGTCATTTCATTACTATCTAATATCAAATTATTCGAAGTTGGACTCTCAAAACTTTTATCAGTTGTTTTATCATCTATAAATGTATATGAATCTGATATCTTTTTAATTTCTTGTATTGGAATACCCATTTTATCATGAGGACTTGGTTCAGTTACTTTTTGTTTTTGTCTAATACTATTTGTTGATATATTAAATAATTGTACTGATTTAATCCAGTTTTTAACACCATCTCTTTCAATAGGCATTGATGTATTAGGTATTAATAATGTTGGTAATTTACAAGTTAATAAACATTTTTTAATAATAGGATTTATTTTAGATTGATCAACCGTCTTTTTATCTACTAAAATAAATGTTGATAGTAAATTACTATTTTTTAATTCTTGTATAATATCATTTGAATATGTATCTAACGAGTCATATAAAAGAAAACGGTTTTCACTCATAATATATTATAATACTTTAATTATTTTATATAATTTTATATTATGACTGAAAATATATTCCAAGCACATTTTAGAATATATAATTCATTAATTTTTATGATATCTTGTTATGATATTGACTATGCTTACACCTATTTAAATAATCTTAATAATAAAACATTTAAAAATTATTTTAAAGTGATCAAATCCGATGATTCAAATATTATTAATGAAGTATATGATAAATCTGATGATAAAATTATAATTTTTGTTACTAAATTACCTACACCTGATATTTATACTTTTGATTTTATTAAAGATGTATTTCATATTCATTTAGCTGTACCAAATTCATTTACTAAAGATACTAAAGATATAGAAACATACAAATCTGATATTCAAAAAATTCCAATTAAAAAATTTATTAATATTAAAACTAAAAATAAAATTTACAATGATGATGTTGAAGATAAATTATTTACATACATGGTTGAATTAATTAATAAAAAATTAAATAATGATGATGATAAATTTCCAAGAATGTCTCAAACTGGTGGTAAAATAATTTTATACGGTGATCGTGAATTAAATTTCGATTAAATCTAATCCCAATTGTTTCCCAATATTCTTAATTGATTTAATTAATGTATCCACACACTCCCCAAATACCTCTTTAATATCTGTCTTACATTTATATCTAATCTGCATATTCCTACTAGATATAATTGGTTGATTATCACCAGCAAATTCTACTTTATCATGAATTTGTAATATATAACCTAAAATACCCCCCATCGTCATATCTTCATTCGGAATATTTAATATTCCCTCTTTTTCTGCACTACCCTCTACTTTCTCATTAATCATATTATTTAAATATTCTAATCGCATAATTAAACATGATAATGCCCTGCGAAATATTTCCTTCTCATCAAATTGCTGCTTTGATTCAAATCCCAAAATAAAATGATTCTCTGATTCTTGAGAATATGCACACGCCGCCACTGGATCATAAATAGCCGGATCCTCAAATTTTTCTTCTAAATTCAATCCTAATTGCGCTTGGCATGTACATTCAAATTCTTGATTGTCATGAAGTTTAACTAACAAAAATTCTTTTTTATACGGAGATTTAACCTCTTTCCCCTGATAATAAAATTTAGCCATCTCTGTTGTTACATCTACTGATTTTCCCGTTTTATTCTTATACGAAATAAACATTGTTAAAAAATTATCTTCTATCTTTTCGCCATCATATAGTTGCAAAAACTGCTTTACCGTATCTTCATCATTTTTAACATACATAATCGGTATATTACTAAACCTTTCACGTATTTGATCATTGTTAATAATACTAGTATTCTTTTTAATTATAATTTTACTAACAGGAAATGCATATGTTGGTACATACGTTTTAATAACTCGACGTAACATATTTGCATAATGAAATGTAATATTCTTTAATTCAATCTTAATAATAGAATTACTATAGTCATTTTTACACTTATTTAATTCTACTATTTTGGCTGAAACTTTGCTAAAATCTTCCATTCTTATTTTATATTATTATATATTTCTTATAATAAAATAAAGTTTTCATTTTTTATTGATATTCTGTATATTCACAAATTGTTACCTCTAATTCTGGATTTGATGTTTTACATGCAATCAAACATGTTGTAGAGTCATCAAGACTATTAATTCTCCTGAGTCTTATATTATCATATTCAATTTCATAATAACCAGATATATGATTTAAGCTAAAATTATCAGATAACATAAAATCTATTAGTTCATTTCTATTAATACCAATTCCCTCTAAAACTGTTAATACATCACTCTTTAATTCAGTTAATTTAATTAATTTAGTTTTGTTAGTTAAGATATCAAGTGCGCTCATTTTTTATTGTTTTTATAATCATAAACAATATAAATATATATATTTTCAATTTTTAAAACCTAATACTACACCCAGAACTTCTCTAGTACCGGATTCGTCCATGCCTTGAACATTTTCTGCTCACTCTCAAATAACCGAATCTCATTACCCAGTTTCCATACATTTGGTGCTTCCATCTTGTATTTTAAAAATTTACGCATCTCATTCAAATCAATTGGCTTATTCTTATGAATACCCTTCATGTTTCCAAGATTAAAAAAGATTAACTGATATTTCTTCTCATCCATAAATAATTTTGTAAATAATTCTTCATTCCTATGTACCATATTGTTATTGTTAAATTTAAAATAGATATCCAGCATTCTCTGTGCTACATACGTAAATACACTCGTCACTAATCCAATTGTCTCTACCGTTGAATCATCATTATATTTAACTTCATCATTATCTTTCACATATTGTGCAAGTAAATCTTTCTGATACAAATCAATATATAACTCTTGTTTTGTTTTATACCCAATTTGATGATGGTAATTAGGGTGCAGTACTTTTGATAGCGTTGTACCATTCACAAATATATATCCCTCCGCTTTTAATGTCTTGTCTTCCAGACACTCTTTAACACCTTCTGCAGAAATTACTTCAGTCTTTTCAATTCCAATATTAACTGTACTAATATCTACTAGCTTGTGCTCTTTATCCCTCACAAATAGTAAAAATAACTTGGCATAATTATCTCCAAATCGTGATTCATATGAAATATTAAATTTATTTTGATTATGCACAAGTTCAATATAATATTGATTTTCTGGATTTAGTAATTTCTCCAACTCTTCTTTGGTTACACTTAGTTTTGCAAGAGCTTCTTCAAACATTTTACCGTGCGATAGCTCAGACCTCTTGCCAAATACATATTGGTGAGTGTTATACATGCTAATATTTCGACGAGTTGTGTAATACCATTTACCATTGTAAGAAAATACACTAATTAAAGTTCCTTCATGACTTTCTGAAAATTTCATCTCAGGAGTAAAAAATTTATCTGCCTCCCCATAAGTTAAATATTCTAAATTAGAATGCGAATAACTCACTAACTTACCTTCATCTAATGTTAAAAATATGCTCCTGCATGCATTATAAACTTCATATTCTGTATGTTCCTGTGATGATTCTGTAAATAGATGCACTAAATTATCTTCCGGATATTTCTTAAAATGAATCCGATGATGATAATTTTTATATTGCATCTTAGAATACACAAATTTAATTAAATTTTCTACAGTGAAAGGAGCCATTTCATCTTTGAGCGCATTGAGGTAAGTAGTAATTACGTCCATTCTTATTTCTTATATATTTATAGTAATATTCCTTTAAAACCTGTCTCTTTCAATTTTACCGTATTTATCTATAATAATATATTCATTCATCTCTCTATATTTATTATGGTATAATTCATCATACTCTTTTATTATTTGTTTTTTATTCTTCTTCAATGCTTTTTCAATATAACTTGTATATCTTAATAATATCTCTATTATTTTTGTAGATTTCTTTTTTATTAAATAATTAACCAATTCTTTCTGATTTACATCTGGATTCATAATTCTTAAATGTAAATATATTAAACAATATGTTACACACATACCATTATATGCATCTGCTATACTTTGTAATCCAAATGGTGGTGATAATTTAGTAGGAGGAAGATATTTATAATTACTTAAACCAATATATTTTAACACTTGATTTATTTTTTTATTAATATCTGTATCTGAATAACCGTGATCATAATTATTAAATTTACCTTGTGGTTCAAATCTTTCTATTGTTTTATTAAATAAATCAATAATAATCATATTTGCATGACTTAATTCATTCCAATTAATAACAAAATTAAAATATATAAATCTTTTATTATCTTGACATCGTTGAATTGTATTAATTATTTCATTGGGTATCACTAATTTATTATCTATCGGATAATATACTATTCCATTTCTTATTATATATCTGTCATATTTGATAACTGTATCAGGAATACATACTACTTCTCTAAATTTAATATCTTTGATTAATATTTTTATAAAATTATTGATGTTTTCCCAATGTTGATAACCATAATTAATTTTATCTGGTTTTGCTAAATATCCAACACTATATTCATTATCTAAAAAATTATCAATTGTAACAAATGAGTCTAAATTATTAGATGCACGTCTTAATCTGCTAATTTTATCACTATATCTATTAATCAAACTTTGTTTAGCTATTCTATATGATTGATAATTATTTTCCATATAATTATAATTTATTTTTGTTTGGATATTATTTATTTTTCATTATTGATATTATAGAGAATATATTATGTTTATAAATGAAATAGATAAATTCTTAGATTCACAATTTAATATTGTGAAAACATATCTAACCAAAAACAAATATAAAAAAAAGGTAAAAGATTCTGGTTACTTCCTTGACTATTATCAAACTATTACCAATTCTATTTCCTATAATAATATATTTAAAAATATTAAAAATGATAAAAATAAAACTAAAGTTAGAAATATCATTGAAAAATATATATTATTTTATTTATTATTATCTTTAGCAATAACCGAAGACAATTTAATTGATGATGATGAAAAAGCATTTGTTGAAAAATTATTTAATATATCTAATAATTTACCTATTATTGATAGTGTAGTTGTAGGTGATTTATTAGAAGTTTATCAATCATATTATATTTGTATAACATTATTAAAATTCTTAAAAGAAAAAAAAGATCTGGCTAATTATTCAAAAGATTCTAAAAACAATGAACTTCTTATTATATTTAACGATATTGGATTAGATAACGTTAATAAATTTTTTGATTTAAAAAATAATGGATTACATAATATTCTAATTACTTTACTTATTCGTAAAATATATATTAAAACAGATAAATTAGATATAACTAGAATATATGAAGAAAATGAATTAGATGATGCTGATTATAAATACATTGATATTGTTGAAGCTAGAATTCAAGAACTTGATTTTGCTTCTATGGAAATGTTATTTGATTCTGATAGTAGAAAAATTGGATTACCTGAAGATTATTATAATTTAATTCAAGATTACAAACTTATTACTTTAGGTGATATTGAAGATAATTTAAATCCCGAATTTGCAATTCAATCTAATTTAGTCTCCAATGATAGAAAAATTAGTTATCTTTTCCATAAAAAATTATTAATTCCTATTACCGATGAAATATTACGTTATCATGTAAATGATGAAAAATATATAACACAAGAAACACCTACTAAAGAAAGAAGCAATAGTAAAAATTTTGACACCAAATTAAATTATATTGTAAATAAAATTAATTCAGTTACTGAAGATCCTAGAAGTCCTAAAACAAAAAAATTATATTATTATCCTTATTTTTATCGTCAAGCAATTCCCTATAATGATATAGAAGAAATGAAAATATTAAAAAAATTTACAGATATTGGTCGTGTTAATGCTGAAAATGTTGCAAGTTTTACTGATTTATTATCTTTTAGAGTATATAATTACATTAATTATAATAAATTTGCTCATTTTGGTTTCTATCATAAACATAATTATACAACAGATGCACTTAGATACACAAATTTTAGATTTAGAAAAAATGAGACACTAAAAAAGAAAAATTCAAATATGGATTGGAGAATTATAACTCATGATAATTTTAGAATTAATAATCAACATGATTTTAATAGTGCAATTGTTGGTATCGCATTTCCTACATACATTAACTTTATGCCTTATGATATACGTTGTTTAAAAATTAATAAAGCAATTAATGTAAGAAGATTTAATTCTAATGGTTATAAAATTTCAGAAGATTTACTATCAAAATTAATTAATGAGAATAAAAAATTTAATAAAACACCATTCTGGATTTTTGATGCATCTACTGATAAGTTTATTCAAGACACATACGAAGATATTAATGATTCTAATCAAGAAATATTCTTTAAAAAATTAACTGCAAAATTATACGATACTATTGAAGAACTAACTCTAAACCGTATCTTATCTGAATATGAAAAATATTCACCATTAACTTTATACCAATCAAATCAAATTTTTAAAATTATTACTAAACGATTAGTTCCAATACCACAATTTTCTAATAAAATTGCAGATATCAATTATGCTAGATACTATACATATTTACCACAAAGATTAAATACCGATGATATTAAAGATTTTACATTTTCTACTAAAAAATTAATTACATTACCTGTTTATCAAAAACCAAAATCACTAGCAGTAACTGTTATTGATATTAATAAAAATATTAAAACAAAAGAAAATATTTTAGATGTTGCAACATGCCAACATGTTATCACATTAAATGAAATTAAAAAATATCGTGAAAGAGATCCAACATTATTTTCTAAAAAATTAATTGAATTCTTTAAACAATACGTTGTCGATAAAGTTAATAGTAATTATATTTGTGTCAGCTGTTCAGAATTTATTGATATCGATAAATATGTTTCTGAATTTGGTGATCTAATTAAAATTAATGCTGAATCTCGTGTTCCATTAGAAGAACAAAAACGATATGAAAAATTTGCTAAAGCTATCCATTCTTTAGATAAAATCATTGAACGTATGGGATCTATATTTAATTTAAGTGAATATATGGGAAATAATCCACCTGCCATTATTAAACGACGTGAAACTATTAGACAATTATTAGATATATTATTATCTTCACAAGATTTACGTTCTAAAGACTCATCTAATTTTGATAATACTATTAAACTATTAGAGGAAATATCCGGTGCTAAATATAGTGAATACTTTGCATTTCCAGTTGAAAACGATATCTTTGTATATTCTAGTAGAGATACTGATAAATATAAAAAAGCTAAATACAATACTATCTTAACTCATATTGCATGTTTAATGATATTAGATATTAGTAGTGCTAGTATTATTTATTTTAATACTGATAAATTAATTAATATTAATATTTTTGATAAATTTGGTCTCGGTACTTTAGATAATCTTAAATTACGTATTAATCTTGGTAATGATTTAGTTCATTTAGGTAATTATTATTTATTAAGTTACGTTATTTATTATATGGCATCAATGATGATTCGTTATAAAATATATGAAATTGAAAATCCTGAAGTAGATGTTAAAAAAAGTATTCCACCACTAGATCGATTAAGAATTATGCATACTATAGTTCATGTATTATCAATTATTATTAATAGAAGAATAAATACTACTGATTATTTGTATGAAATTTTAGCTAATAATTATTTTATTAAACTTATGACTGTTTTTAATCCAGAAACTTCTGCAAATTCAGTAGAAAATATTAAATATTTTGGTCAAAAGAAATTAGATAATACAATTGGTAAAAAATTAAATACTGTAAAACAATATTATCATCAAATTAATGGTCAATTACAACCAATTAAACAATACAATACAAGATTTGTTCCACTAAGATTTAAATTTGGATATTTTCCTAAAAAAATAATAAAAGATAATTTTGTTATTAATAAAAATGAAATGGATGAATTGGTCAAAAATAACTTGTTAAAAATGTACAAACGAGAAACATCACTACTAAAATTAAATATTGATGTTAATAAATTAGAAAATTATACATTATCTCAAGTATTAGAAGTTAGACAAAAATATATTAATCAAGTTATTGAAACTATTGATAAACAACGTAAAGAATTATTAAAATCTAAACAAAAACAAATCAAATTAGAAAATAAATATATTAAAATATCTGAATATTTAAATGAAAACTTGGTACCTTTTGATGAATTAGTTAATATTTTTATTGATAAATTAGAAAAATATGTTGGTAACGATAATACTATTTTTAAAGAAGATTTCTATTTACGTAAATCTGTATTTATAATTAATCATGATGTTAATGGATCTTTAATTAAACCAATTAAAATAGATAAGATTACTATTAAATATAATGATACTATAACTAAAAAAGATGTAATTATATACAGAGAAAAAAATATTGAACGATATTATGATATTTATAATTTAGCATATTTAGGATACAAAGAATCATCTGGAAATTTTATTGAAATCAAAAACAATCAATTTTTAATTATTAAACATTCACTATTAGATAAAATTAAATATATTGGATTATATAATAAATACATCAATATATTACCAATTGAAAAACAAGCTATTTATAAATTTAAATTTAGAGGTGATATGATATATGATAATATGGAATTAGTTAATAATATAATTGTAAATAAAATTAATCAAGATAAAATATTAATAGAAAAATTTCAAAGAATTATATTTTCTATTCGAAATAAGAAAGAAATTGACCCTAAAAAATTAGGTATAACTAAAGAAGAATTATTAATTAATGAATTTTTACCTAGATTAAGTAACTTGAAAGTATTAAATAATGAATTTGTATTATTTTTACAAAACTGGAAAAATGTATGTTTTGGTTTTACTGTTAAACCATTAGACAAAATAAATATTAAAGATGATTTTATTGATTCTGATGCTATAATAACAAATAATAATTATAATGTATTAATAAGATATTTAATTATGCAATTAATTAATTTATTAGAAATGAATACAGATAAAACAAATATTAATTTAGCTAGTTTAATTGCTATGATATTTGATAATATATGGGAAGAATATGAAATTAAAAATAATTCAGAAATTAATAAATTTTTATTATTATTATATACCGGCGTCGAAGATTATTTAATTACATTATCTGGTGTTGATTCAGTTTCAACTGTTACAGAACAACCAATGAGTGCAGAAGAATTATCTAAATTAACAGATGAAGAACGAGAAAAAATAACAAATGAATTAGAAGATGATAAAGAACGAGAAGATGCAATTGATGCTGAACCTACTGATGCAGAAGATTTAGATTTAGGTGAGCAAGAGATACATATGGATGATAGAGAAATAGATTAAACTTCTAATGGTTATTTTCTAATAAAAATAAATAAAATATGATTTAAACAAATAAATTAAATCATATCATATAAAATGACCGATACACCAGTTAAAGATTACTTGTATGAAGACCCACAAGTACCTAATCAAAAATTTGTATGCATCAGCATTCTAACACCAAAAAATTTTAAAGAACCTACAACCATGAGCACTATCAAAGTTCGTGGTTGTTATGATTCTTTTGAGGAAGCGTCTAAAAGAGGTGAATTTCTACGCAATATTGATCCCCATATTAATGTTTATGTAGGTGAAGTTGGTAAATGGCTACCATTTGATGATGATCCAGAGAAGGCCAAACAACAAGAATATCAAAATAAGCAACTTAATAACATGATGAAGGGATATCTAGAGAACCAAGAGAAAGCCAAAGAACATCATGAACAACGCAAAAACGAAATGATTCTTAGAACATTAAAAGAAAATGAACAAAAAGAGGAGCGACGCAAGAAGAGAGATGAGCGACGAAAAGCCGGTGAGAAAGTAGATGACGATGCAGAAGAATCTGCTTTCCTAAAAGCGGATATGGAGCGAAATCAAAATAGAGTGGAAGTGGAATCGAAGAAGCAAGAATTTGTGGAGAAAGAAAATGATATTAAAGAGAAAGAAACTGAAGTGAAAGAGGATAAAGAACATTTACAAAAGACACAAGAGGAGTATAACAAATACAAGAATAAGACAGAGAAGATTCAAAAGGAATTAGATGAAGCTCGTAGAGTCTATCAATCCATGTTAGATGCAGGTCTTAAGAAAGATGGGAAGAATATGATTGTTAATGAATAAAAATTGAAATTTTAATTTATATATACAATATTAATAATTTGTATATATCATGTCAGGTTATAGCATAAATGATTGCATTATAATTCAAGTAATGCATGATAATTATGATCGCATTAAGGAAATTATTAAAGAAGATCCTACAAAAGTTAATTGTGTTGATTATGCAGGCTATACCCCATTATACTATGCACATACATACGAAATTGCTAAATTATTAATTGATAATGGTGCTGATGTTAATGTAGTATTTAATGATAGGTCTAAAAATACTCTGCTTCATAAATGCACTAGTCCAGAAGTATATGAATTATTAATTAAGAGTGGTGCAAACATTAATGCATTAAATGATGGTTATTACAAAGAAACGCCATTAGAATATATTGTTACAAAAATTAATTCTGTTAATTATTGTAATAGTTTAAAATTAGTTAAACTATTAATTTTGTATGGTGTAAATATAGATATTATAATTGACCATGAAAAAATGATTCAATATATTAATAAAAAATCTAGCTATGATGATCCTGATTATAGTATCATGAAAGAAATAATGGTATTAATGTTGTCTATAAAACCAGATATTGCTAGTTATGAAATACAATTATATGATGGTCCTATGATATTTGTAGATTATCTAAAAATAAAATATAATATTACTGCAGATGATTTTACAGCAGATTATGTTAAAAAATTTGCATGTCAAAGACGTTTTCATGCTCTTGTAGCAAGAGCAATATTCAGAAAGAAATTACTTGAATAATTATTTTATATTAATAATATATGATTAGTCACATATTATTAATAATTGGAGTTGTTTTAATTAGTGTTGGTTTTGCACGTATGTACTACACTAAAGATAATTCACAAATAATTTATCGTTATATACCACGAACATTTGTTGAAGATCAAGAAAATCCACCACCATTAAGTGATTTATTTGGGACAATGTTTTATGGTATTGAACCAAGAGAAGGTACTTTCTATGAAGAAAAGATTAGATCTTTAAGAAATCTCAAATAAAAAATTGAAATTCTATCTAAAGCAACGAATCATAATTTTTTATAAAATAAAAAATTGAAAAAAATATTACATGTAATAGATATAAGAATTCTAATACTGTTGATAAGATGTCCGTTTCAATTCCTGAACAATCTATATTAATAAATGAAGCAATTACTAATTATGACGTTAATTTGGCTATTACACTAATTAAGGAAAGTAGTGATGTTACCGGGGTTGATCTTGGTATCGTTATATCCAACCTCGATCGAACCAATCTTTACCTTGAACAAGAATACGTACTTTCAGACCCAGAAAAATTAGAAAAATGCAATATACAAAAATCTAAATTAACTGAAATTCTCATGCTACTGCTAGAGAAAAAAGTAACGCTTGGAGGTCTCTTATTTGGTATTAAAGATGTATCTATTGCTAAGCTATTAATTGAGCATGGTGCAGATGTGAATGAAGTTTTGCATGGTAACAAGCCGATTCACTGCACTAATTCATTAGAGATAATTAAATTATTTATTGAACATGGTGCAAATGTTAATGATATAAATCGATGGGGTGAAAGACTTATTGACGGTACTACTTCTCTGAATATGATTAAACTGTTGGTTGAAAATAGTTCAGAAGTTAATAAATGTTTTGTAAAAAATATTGCGGATTTTATTAAATATATATATGAACATGGTCAATACGTAGATTATGGAAGTACGGCAGTGAATAATGATTTGGGTGGATTTATGCACACCAAAAACACATCTGGGTTTGTTCGTCAGCATTTTAAAATATGTAAATTCTTACTGAATAATGGTGCGAATCCAGATGTTACTATTAATGATATGAAGCTAATTGAATATTTGCACGAGAATACACGTGTATTGTATAGAGATTTTGATTTTAGATCGCTAGTTAAAGATTTGCTGGAAATAATTTTTAATAAATATCCAGATATTGGTAATTATTATAGTAGCAGAAAGTATTGTAAAAAAATTGGCGATGCTTATGTAGATACATATTATGGTGATTATTTGAAAAAGATATATAAGATTAGTGCAACAGTCGAAGAACCAGTTGTGTGTTCTGGTGGTGGTAAGGCTTAAATCTAATGTGTCTTTACTTTACTCACAATAATATTTGTTCTTTTT